CATTTTTAATTTGGTATACACTTTGACCTACACTACTAATAAATCCAGGACTAAAATTATTATTAGTAATTGAAAATTGATTATTTAAAAGATTTATTAAGGGTGTATTTGTAGATTTAGAATATTGACCTGTTACAGTTTTAGGTTTTGAGGCTTCTATATTACCAAAATAAGTACCTCCTCTAAAATTAAATGGTAAATCATCTGGTACTCCATTATTATTAGCATCTACACTAAATGATTTTTTTCCAAATACCTTATAATCATCACCAAAATCAGTGCTTGGAGTTTTACCTGTGTTGAAAAAACCCGACGTATTTAAAATAGAATTATTAATGCCTGTTCTTTGATCTGAAAGTGCTTTTATTGTTGTTGATCCTACTCCTAAAGTTGATCCTGGGCCTCCTGAATACTCATATAATATATTATTAGTATTAGTTGTATTTTGATTATTAGATAAAAATTGGTCTAGTCTACTTGTCACTACTCCAGTATTTTTCCTTTCATCAAAGGCGACAGTATTAAAATATATGGGATTTGATAAAGAACTAAATATTCCACCTACATTACCTCTAGCTGCTGCTTCACTTGTATCAAAAGCTGGGTTTATACCCTGTTTAAGTAAATGCCCCCCTATTGGGTTCACCGCAGCCTGCAGTAAAGTTGAGGTTGGCAAGTAAATACCGTTATTAAACGGTAATTTATTATTTTTATTATCACGTTTTCTACCAGATACGGCTTTAATATTAACACCTGTTCTAGATAGTACTTCTTGTTTAGCTGTAAATAAAAGTCCATTTGGAGATTTTAAATCAGTAAACATCTTCCCTAACCTAGAAACATCTCTTGATGTAATTTCAGGTAAAAGTTGTCCTCCCCTTAATAAAAAATCTACGGATTGTTTGGGACCCAGTCCTTTATTATAATCAGATTCATTAAATGATCTTTTAGGAATTTCTTGAACTTCATAAGGTTGACCACTCGCATTAGTTTTGCGAGGGCCAGCTCCACGTCTATCATACCCATATTGTGGGGATTTATGATTCGAAAGATCTGTCCTTATGTTAAGTAGCCTAGCCAATAATTAAGTATTTTAAAGATTAAATATTTCCAGTTGTATCTACTGCTCTTGGTGTATTAGAAACATAATCAATATAAGTTCCTTTAGAGAAAGTATTATTTACAGGTATTACCCCTCCAGATTTTAATGGTGCAGATGGTTTTTCTCCTTTTAAAGGTGTTAAATTACTTCCTTCTGTTTCAAGTTTGTTTAATAAAGGCATAGTTTTAAATTTTAATTGTTAAACGTTTATTATAAATATTGTTATTGTATAGAATATGCACCCATATCTACAGCCGTTCCTAATTTTACATCATTCATTTTTATTACTGGGGATGGAGGTCTCTTATTAAGAGATGATTCTAGTAACCTTTCTAATTTTGATGTATCAACTGATGGGCCTGATTGGGAAACATTAGATGCCATTTGTTGTGGGTCTTTAGTTGCAATTAAAAAATCTTCGGGGGATGTAGAAATTAAGTTACCACTAGGTCCTATTACACCATCTTCTATCCCAACACTTTTACCTAAACCCTTAAGAGCATTATTACCTTGTGATGCTTCAAAATCTACTTTACCAAATGAATCACTAAAGGGATTTATAAACCCTAATAAATCTTGGGTATAACCTACTATTGTTGAAACAATACCGGCTGCAACTGATAATAGATTTAATATAGGGGATAATGCCGTTCCTAAATCAACAAAAACTTGTTTTAATTCTGCCATGGCATCATTCATTTGATCTTGTGCTGATTTTTGTTCTAATCGATTTGCTAATTCATCTTTACCCAAAGCACGTAATTCTTTAGCTGATTTATTCATTGTTTCTTGATTAAACAACATATCTGACATAGAATCTACGCTCATACCCATTGCTCCCGCTAAAGCTTCCTGTTGAATAACGTTTAATTTAGAAAAATCTGAAAATGAGCCCATTTCTCGGGCTAATTCATTTTGAAGTGTTACTTGATCTCCGGTTAGGGCTGCTGCTCTTGCTCTTTCTAAATTAAGATTTCTTCCAGTTAATAGTTCTGCTTCTAATTCTTTACTAATAGAGCTTTCAAAATCTAAAAGTTGTTTCCCAGCTGCAGCTATTGTTCCCATTTCAGTACCTAATAAACGAGCATTTGTAACTGCTTTTGATATTTCAACAGTACTACCCCCAAAATTAGCTCTTATTTGACCTGTTACTTTACCTGTTTCTTCAAGTACAGCTCTTAGATCAACTTGAGTTCCTGCTTGTTGTTGTAATTCATAACTTGCAGCAAGAATATTTTTATAATTATCTTCAAAATTTACCCCAGTTGCTTCTGCTGCTGCTGCTAAATTACCGGCAGCTTCTTCTCCAATTTTTAAAGTATAAGTTAATTTAGTCATACTAACTAAAGTTTCCCCACTAAATTCATTTATAAAACCAAATTGTTTATTTACTTTAGTTATATTTTCAAGTACTTTTGTACCTGTAATACCCATTTGGTAATTAGACCTGGTTGCAGCAGATATGTTAGCTGAAAATTTTCTTGACTCATTTTTAGTCATCATCATTGAACGACCTAATTCCTTAGTCTGTTCATCTGCTTGCATCATTCCCTTAACTAGCTCAGCTATAATTGCGATAGGACCTAAAGCTTTAGATAATGCCTTACCCATAGTACCAATCATTTTACCTGCTACTTTAAATTGATTACCAATACTACCTGCTTTTCCTCCTACTTTAATATCAGTTAAACGTTTAGCTTCCTTAGTTCCAGCTTTCATGGCATCATCAATACCAAGCATCTTACCAAATTTACCGCCACCTACTTTATCTAAAACACCTTGAATTCCTCCTAAAGATTTCCCAGCAACCCCCATGTTTTTGCCTGTGGCTTCTTCTATTTCCTCTCTTTTTTTAAGTTCTGCATCTAAGGTATTAAGTAAAGAATCTTGTTCATCTTTTTGTGCTATTACTGCATTTAATGACTTTTCTGCTAAATCTAATTTTCTCTCATCAGCCGCCGTTATTTTTTCTTTTGCATATAACTCATCAATTTGGCTTTTAAGACTAGTTTCAGCTTGTTCTAGTAATCCTCTATTTGTATTAAATTTTTGTCTTAAGACTTCTACGTCTTTTTGATTTAATTCTGTTATACCTGCTTGATCTTGTTGTAATTTTTCAGCTACAGAAGTTAATTCTTTAAATATTTTTCTAGAATCTACTAAGCCCGATTTAGTATTAGATATTTCATCTACAGTAGCTTTAAAAGCTCCAACTAAACCCTCTACATCAGCATTAATTTCTTTAATTTTATTAATTACACCATTTAAGGAATCACTTAATTTTTTAACTTCAGCTTCAGATTGAGAAATTGTAGAAGCATCTGCCCCAGCGAATGGGTTTTTTTCACCTAGTTGGTCATATAGCTTTGCTATACGTTCTAATTGTTTTTGAATTTCCTGTGGTGTAGCCATTAATACCTATTTTATTATAAATATTAAAAAAAGCAACTATTTATAGCTGCTTTTATTTTGATATGGTTTTGAGGCATTTTTAAATGCGGGTGCATTAACTTTACCATCTTCCCCAACTAATGAACTTTTACCAGCAGACATTTCATTATTTTGAATTGCTTTTCTTTCTTCATAATAGTCAGATATTTGTTTAAAGGTAAATTTACGTAACCATACAGGCATATTATATACTGTATTATAATCATACCCACCTTTACCATGAAATAGTATAGAATGTATTTGGGTAAATAACCCAACTCTGAATTGGGGAGCTATTTTAGAGCTCAGGCCAAAAAAAGCTAATCCCTATAGGGATAGCTACCTCCTTCCCATCTTCGTCTATGTAACGAAGGTCTACATCTGGTTGTGTATCTCTAAGATGTTTTCTTAGTGCTTTTGAATCTATAGCTAAGAGAAAATTATCAACAAATTCTCTAACTTCTTTAGACCCTGATTCCCCATTAACTGATGTAATAATATATTTTAGTCTTGTACTTAATTCAGGAGATGAATTTTTATTAATTTTCTTTAATCCTTCTAATTCTCTATCTATTTTACTTTCATCTACTCCAGTTAAAATTTTATATGTAATTGGGGTTTTTGTGTGAGGAAGAACAAATTCAAAGTCATTTTTACCTTGAGTAATTAAAGATTCATCAAATTCTTTATTTTCTAATGTAGATAAATCAACTATCTTTTCTTCTCCTCTATAAGTAAACTTGTATTCAGCTCCATATCCTAATATGCGAGTAGCAACTAATACTGCATTTTTATCTCCTAAAATTAAATCTTGTTGTTTAACTCCTTCTGTTAAAATAACAGAATCTAATAATTTATTTAATACTGTTCCTTTTTGAATATAAGATTGATTAGTTAAAATATCTTCTTCCTTAGCAGTCATATATTTTAATTCTACCTTACCGCTTGATAAGGGGTGTTCTTTAGGGTATACTAAACCTTTAGAAGGTAATTCTACTTCTTCACTTGGGAATTTAAATTCACTCATATAATCTTTATTTAGTTAAAACATTTTGTTCATATTATACATATGAAGATAAAAAAAGCTTGGCACGAAGCCAAGCAATTTTTCAAATTAGGGGTGGGTAAAATTTTTAGAAATTTAATACACAATAATCTGGTTGAACTGTCATTGTAATTTCTTGAGCAGCATTTTCAGTATCCCAGTTGAAATCTCCAAATGAAGCTTCTGTAATCATTGCTCCTTTAATGATCCATTCTGATACGATATCACCTACAGGTCCTAGTACGTTGATTGTAAGATCTTTCTTATAAAAATCACTATAACCATCTCTACCAGTTACTGATTCGTGATGTAATCTAACCCATTCCATTACTGATTGTGCACCAGATGGAGTAATTGGATCAAATAATGTAAATTGAATAGTACCCCAAGTTGTTTTACCTTTCACAAAACGTTGAACGTTGATATGATTTAAAGGTACTGTTCCTTGTGATACGGTTACAGCTCCTACACCTTTCATAATGTAAGCTGGAAAACCATCTACAAAAGCAATAAATCTATTCTTTTGTTTTGGTTCAAATGCTGTGAAAAATATTTCGTTCGGGTTTAATACTGCCATTTTATTTTCTTATTTTATTATAAATATTCGACTTTTTATTTCTTATGCTGGGAATGTTGCTCCTGTTGGTAGTACATTGAAATCTAATAATATGAATTCAGCTGTTCTTGTTGGTTGTAAGAATATTTGTCCTACTAACTCATTTCTATCAATTACATCTGGGGTATTATTGCTTTCGTCCATTACTACTTTAAATGCATACAATCCTTGTCTTTGTTGAACACTTTCTAAATAAGGATTTACCTGTGTTAAGAAATTCTGTCTTGTTGCTATTGTATTTTGTTCAAATACTAAATTATCAGCAATTTGAGAAATTTGTCCTTTAAGAGTAATTAACAATCTACGTACATTTACTCTATCTAAGGCTGAAGCTGCTTTTTGTAATGTTTTCTGACCAAATACTACAACTCCTTGTGATGGGAATGTTGCAATTGGGTTTACATTCGCTTCATATAAATTATCTCTATTGGTAGAAGTTAATTTTCTTTCAGCTCTAACCACTTGTCCCATTCCTCCTCTAGTAATACCTGCTGGTGCAAACCATGGGTCACTTGAAGCATCTGTAAATGCATATACTCCAGGAATAAATGTTGAAGCTGGTATAAACACTAATTGTCCTGAGTTAGGATCAACTGTTTGTAACCAAGGCCAATAGGCCGCTGTATAGCTATTATCAATACCTCCTGCTTGAGTAATTACAGTATTAATAGGTTGGTTATAACCAACTAAATCTACTACAGCAATATTATCACCACGTGATATGGCAGTATTCATTACACTAGTAACTTGAGCTGGTTGGTGTTGTGTTGATAAACCTGGAACTGATATTACGTTAAATTGGTAATCATCTTGATTAGCTAATAAAGCAATAGCATTATTATAATCAGATCCTACTAACCCTTGTGTATCAGTAGCATTAATATTTTGGTAAAAATTAGCTTGTCTTCCTACTGGTATATTTGAACCTAGAGCTCCATTAAATGAACCTGATCCTATAGCTGGTAGGCTACCTGTGAATTGATTTTTTGCAGATCCATCGTTGTTAAAGTAATTAGGGGTTGGATAATTAACCTGTTTTACTCTTACATAATTAGAAATATTTGGGAAAGAACCAGATTCTTGTAAAAAGGTATCTGCTCCTTCTGTTACTAATGTAGAAGAAATATCACCAATTGCTCTTGAAATATAATTAGGAGCAAATGGGTCTAATGAAATATTATTATAAGATTCTAATACTACTTTATTACTATTATTATCGTCACCTCTTCTTATTAGTAAGCTAAATACTCCTGATGATGAATTAGATGCTGCTATTTCCCATCTTACATTTTTGGCACTACCTGTTGTTAACGCTCCATTTCCAATTTCTGTTGTTCCAGTATTCATTACTTCCCCTTCAGAAATAGATTCTAGTACAAAAGGGGCTAACCCTGTAATTGGACCTCCTGAGCCTGTTTCGATTAATGAACTTGTTGCTGGAGTAAATGATCCAGATGTTACTCTGGTTACTAATAAAGAATTACCTCCATTTTGAAAATATTGATTTGCCGCAATTGAAGTTAGGTAAGTAAATTCACCTGATCCACTTTCTAATGCTCCACCAAAAATTGCTTGGTAGGAACTAAATGAACTGATTAAGGTTGGTTTTTCAACTGGGCCTAGTACAGTTGGTCCAACAATTGCTGCACCTCTTTCAAGGGGTTGGGATGTAACAAAAGATTGGTCGTTTTCCCTTGCTAATACACCTGGAGATATTAATGTTTCTGCCATCTTATTTGTGTTATTTTAATATTGTTTTATTATAAATATTAAAAATTTTTTCAAAAATTACTCTACCACAATAAATTCCCCAGTTTCTAAATCAATATTACCGTCACCATATTTTTCTTGTAATTCTTTAGCTGTTTTGTTTGATTTTTCTTGTAAATTAGCTAAATTTTCTAAAATTTGACTTCTTTGACCTTCTAGTATAGCTTTCTGGATGTCTACATTACCCAAATTGAAAGTAATCTGGTTTTGTTTTAATTGGTAATCTTTAAGAACTTCTAATTCTTCATTTGATAATTTAATGGTTGCTTTTTTACTCATTGTTTTTAATTTAATTATTAATATTAATTATTTTTTGTAAAGATTCTTCAGGTGTATCGTCTGTAGTATCTATATCAATAAAGTTTTCATGGGGAGCAATATATGCAGTTGCTTTCCAATGATCACGTTCTCTTTTTTCGGAAGTATGAACATATATTTCTTTTATATTATCTCCTAAAAGTTTTTTAAAGTCTTCTCGTTGATCTATATAAGGAGAAACTAAAGCCACAATAACATCTTTACCTTGATTATGTAAATAATGAGCTATTTTTTGGGCTGTGTTTACATTATTAACTCTACCGTTAATCGAGTAATCTTTATTTGTTGTAAGATCTCTTAAATCGTCTCCATCTATAAGAAATGGTTTCATTTTTAAATGTGATTGTAGGTACCTTGAAAGGACTGTTTTACCAGCACAAGGTTGACCTGTAAACCAATATATCATAATTTAATATTTAAAATATTCGTAAAACCAAGGGTATGAATTAACAATATTTTGTGATAATTGTGGTCCTAATAGTTCATTGTAAGTTTCAGGGACAGGTTTAACCTCTTTACGGATTTTATGGTCCCCAAATATACCATATACTGTATCGTCTTCTTGAGTTAATTGTTCTATGTTTTGAAAATCATGTTGGTATCTATCTACTCCAAAAAAATCATATATTTTATTTAGTTCAATTTCTGGGTTGGTTGTTAGATCTTCAAAACGTATAAAAAGAATATTTTTGTCTATTCCTTCAGTTATCATTTGTTGTAATCTTTCAATTGCAATTCCAATTGGTGGTGATTGAGCCCATACATCAATTCTTTTAGCAGTTGTAGTACCTTTCATTTCTACCCAATTAACTATACCACTATCTTTATCTTGATGTTTTCTGAAGTTTTTCTCCATAGAAGTATAGACAGATCTTAAATCCCTAACCATACAAACTATTTTAGGTTTTGAATAAAACGAATTTAAAAAATTATAATGGATACCCCATCCTCTAGACTTATCTACTACATATTTTTTATCCGTTATACCATTAAAAAAACCTTCTATACCTTGACGGCAAAAATTAAGCCATCCTTTTTTCATTAAATCAGAGTCTTGTGCTTTAAATCCTACATCGTTTGTATAATTTTGGCGAGCAGAAAATAGTAATTCTAATACCCCTGAGGTTGGTGTTACATAAAATTCAGGGTTTTGTCCTAATATATTTTGTAGTAATGTACTACCTGCTCTGGGAAGGGAGGATTGGAAAAATATCTGTTCCATTATTGTTTATTTATTGATTCTATAATTTTATTTGTATCGAATACTTCTCTTAAATCATTATAGGGTATTGAGTGTATATCTTGTGATAAAGAAAAAGGTTGGTAAGCTGCCTCATGTAGTGATGGTTCTTTAGTAA